CTCACATTCAGTTGGGGAACTGGTGTGGCTCTAGCTACTGGTATTGATGTCGCTCCACTAGGCCAGTCGTTCTAGTGGCAGGCTTTTATTTAGTAAGCGCCAGCACGATCTCGTGCTAATGCGCTAGATGATAGACCAGATTGACCACCAAAGGAAGCCTTCTCTAGTCCAGTAATCTTCTGACGTTGCTTACGTGCTTCTTGAGCACCGGCAATGTTAAAGATTTCTTGTTCTGCAGTTGTCTGAGTATATGGGTTTTCTCCATAGATGGATGCAAGTTGTGAACCACGCTGTAGCCCACCTGCAATTGTTCCATATCCTTGCTGTGCAGATTCTTTAGTGATACCAGCAGCTCGTAATTCTTCTGCTCTGGTTGCACTGGTTTGTAGTCCTGTTTGAATTGCAGCGCCACCAATTTCAGCAGTAGTTACCTTACGCTTGATGTTCTCAATAGCATTAGTTGGATCAAGGGTATAGGCCAAAATGTCTGCATTAGTAATCTCAGGATAAAATTCTTTAAGTGCTTGTGTTACTTCTGGGTTAGCATTAAGCACACGCTTTTGTGCGGTTTGAATACGATCTTCAAGTTCTACTGAAGATACATCTCCAGCAATAAACTTTTCAAATCCTTCTTGACGACCCATTTCTCCACGTGTGTAGTAAGACTCTGGAAGTCCATAGCGACGCATTACATCTTGGTATGCGTCTTCATTTTGGATGTACTCAGCCTCAGATAAAGCACGAAGTCCTTTTGCTACACGCTGAGCATTAGCTGCAAAGCGCTTCTTGTAGGCATCTGTGCCACGAAGACGCAGTACAAACTCATCTCTAGAAATGCCCTCTTCAATAAATTGTTGTAGTGGTTCTACTAAACCACCCATACCATAAGCACCAAACTCTGATCTTAATAAATCAAAGGCAGACTGTCCTTGCGCTTTCTTTCCTGCTGCAGTAGCAGCCGTTGCTTTAGCAGCATCTGCTATCTTTGTTCCTTTTTTAATAATTTCTTCTGTGTCATCATCATACACACGGATAGTGTCGCCAGTTTCATCGTCAATATATGTTGATACAGGCTTCTTTTTAACAACGACAGTAGGTTCATCTACAACAGGTTCGTCTGCAGCAGGATCATCTACAGTGGGATTAACTGTAGCAGGACCTTCGCCTATTGAGGCAAGATAATCTTCGTAAGTTGTTCTGTCTTCTTGTGGAAAGCTGGCTTGAAGTTTTGCCCATTCATTGCGTGTATATGCCATTGTTACCCCTGAAATCCGAAGTCACGGAGGACTTGTAATGTTGATGAAGCAACCTCATCACGAGCATTTTCTGTATATTGCCAACGGTTGTCTTTGCGTAGCGCTTTCTTAAAGTCATACAAGTTCATATCACCCTTGTCGGTAATAGCCATACGAAGTGTTGAATCATTAAGATCAATTTCATCTGGGTTTAATTCAAGCACTGATGCCATTGTTTGGCGGTATGGTGAATAGATAGCCTGTAGGTCATAGCCTTGACCAAGCAAGTCACGCACATACTGTGGTTGACCTTGTGCTGCAAGCATACGAGCATCTTGTGATACACGGTTAATATCAATATCACCATTAGCAAGACCGCGTAATACCGCTGTCTCAAGATCTCCGCCTGCAGTAACTGCAGAGATATTTGGCAAGATGTCTTTTAGACTAAATCCATTTGCCTTAGCAATGCCTTGGAGTGTTTGGTAATTTTGAAGGGCCTGACCACTAAAGCCTGTCTGCTTTCCAGCAGTTCCTGTTCCAACGATGCTTGTTACTCTACCAATGAATGGTGTAATCAAAGCATTGATTGCTAGTGGGTCATCGTCTAGGAAACCATCATAAATCTTCTGTGCAACAGATTGTGCCTGCTCATCAGTAAGAGTAACGCCAGCAATCTCTTTGGCCTTTGCCTTGACAGAACGCATTTGCTTTGCAAGATATAGACCATAATCAGACTTGGTTACATCTTCGCCTGCTGCTTTGAGTTCTTCATACTTTGCACGATCAACAATACGAGTGCGTACAGTTGATGCATTCTTTTGCCACCAAGGAGTTAACTTAGCTTTGGATAAAAACTTGTCATTATCCCAACCCTCTTTTACCGCTTGTACAAGCAGTTCACCAAGTTTAGGTTCTAACTTAAAGATATAGTCAGGTAGGTCGTACCAGAAATCTGTCTTAGCAAGAAGAGTCTCAAGAGGTGTTGCTGCAACAGTTATGCCAGTAGGTCCTGTAGGACCACCAGGCTTAGCCATAGATGCTTCATCTGCTTTACGGAATGTTCCTACATTAAATCCAGACGGAACTATCGTTCCGGTTGGACCTCCATCTGTCCCTCCACCGGTATCTCCGCCTGTAGTTGGTGTCTCTGGTTTTTCATTAGGCTTTGGTTGAGCAGAAGGTGCAACAGCAGGAGTTCCGGTAGGAGCCCCAGTACTTGTTTGAGTTTTAGTTAGAACGAATGGTTTTGCTCCAAGTTTTTTACGTGCTTCTACAAGAATGTCATTAGACTTTTTAATTGCAGCATCAACTGTCTTATTAAGAGAGTTGTAGTCCTTGACTAATCTATCAAATTCTTTTTGCTCTACTGCAGATAGTTTATCTCCACGAGCAATTTTGGTAGCCCAGAACTTAAGTTGTGATTCATAATCTATTAGTCTAGGTTTTAGAGTATTGGCATAATCTAATTGATTCTTAGAACGTGCACGTGTTTCAGAATCTAAGTTCTCTTTTGCTGCTTTTCCTTGGGCTTTTTCTGCAGCGATACGAGCTGCTTCTTGAGCAGCCTTTGCATCTGCAATTAACTTTTTTACATCAACTGCCATTAGCGACCACCCAACGCATTCATAAATGTCTCATAGAAACCAAGGACCTTATTGGCCTTGCCTTCATCTGTTCCTGAAATCTTGTCTATTAGGTACTGTTCTTCGCTTAAGCCAGTTGTGACTGTCTGCTTCTGGTTAGAACCTGAACCTGAATAGTTAGTTACTGTTGATGCTTTGCCTTCAATTGACTTAAGCATTTCTGTATACTTTTTAATCTCAGCAGCAGTAGCCTTGCGTCCTAAAGTGTCTAGGATAATTGAATTAACTATTTGCTGTGCAGCCTCTGGCTTGTACTTAGTAACACTAGTAACTGTTGATGGACCACCAGCACCTGTTCCTGTAGCTTCACCCATAAGGCTAATCTGCTGAAAGAAATCATCACGACTTATAGGGCTAGTTAATGAAACAAGTGCTCTATCTTCTTCAGCTTTGTTGAAGGCTTTTACTAAAGCAGGAGTGTACTTATCGGTAACCTTACCTTTATAGTAATTACCTGCTTTAAGCATCTTTGAATAAGCAGTAATAAGGGTAGGGCTTTTTGCTACAATTTTTAAGAAGTCTGTAAAGTCTCCTGTTGTTGTTTGCCCAGTTCTTCCATCAGTGCTGGCTATGGCAGTGCGTGCTGATTCCTTTGCTTGCGCCGTAGCACGAGCTTGATCTGGTGAGCTTACTGCCACTTTAGTCTCCTAGCAATCTACCAAAGAGTACGTTGTAAGCACTCACGGTGTTCTCGTTGTATTGTGAAAGTTCTCGCATCTTGATAATAGTTTCATCCTTATTCATTTGAGAAAGGAATTGGCTACCACCAAATTGATCTATTTCTTTTCTTGAAGTCTTATATGCCTCATAAAGATCAACCATCTTACGCAAAGCCTGAACAGTTCCAGGATTTGCCTTTTCAGCAACTGGTGATTTAACCATTGCTGTCAAATCATTGTAAGCGTTCATACGCTCAATAGCCTTTTGGCTACCCTGCGATAGTTCTTCTTGTACTAATGGGCGACCAGCCTTATAGATTGTGGCCCAATTTGTAAACTCTTTACGAAGTGATGAACGCTCAAAGTCTGTACCAACAGACTCAAGGTTCTTTTCGTATTGGTTCTTCTTTTCATAATAAGTTTGCATATCTGCAGCGGTCTGAACTTCACGAAGGAAGTCAGTAACTGTCTTATTCTTACGAAGACCCATATCGGTCATAGTCTTGTAAGCATCCCAAGAGTAACCAGCTTTGTGAGGAATCAAGAAGGTTGCACCTTGCTTGAACTCCTTAAACAATGCTTGGTTGTTCTCTACAAAGTCACCGGATTCTTGTGCATAACGGAAGTATGCAACAGTTGAACGATCTGATTCTGAAACAGTAAACGGCATTTGGTCTGGGAAGTACTTAACCCACTCAGCCATTGCTGTGTCGTAGTCACCAGTCTTATCAAGCAGTCCATACCAGACTTGTTTGAAGTTTGCTTCACCATTACCGCGTACCCAGTCAGCCATATCAGACTTGAGTTGTACTGCAGGTGATGCAGGTGCTACGAAACCGTAGATAACACGCATACCTAGGATACCTAGTGTGGTGTTCTTTAACTTAATACGGTAATCTTCAAGCTCTTTAGAGGTAAATGGAATTGGAGTTCCATCTTCTGCAAACTTTTGTTTTAATCCGTGACCAGATGCTTCAAGATAGGTCATAGCCTTGCGAGATGCGCTGGCATATTGACCATCACGTTCATCTCTGTTCATTGCTGCATAGATACGGTTAACGTGTGCTGGTAAGAACGCTGAAACCATTGGTTGGTCTTCTGCATACTTACCTAAAAATGTAGTTGTGATCTTATCTGCAGCACCTGGGTTAAAGATATCTACAAGATTAGATAGTACCTTGATAGATACACCTGAAAGTGGACCAGCAAGTGTAGGAATTGCAGAGTCTGGGTTCAAAGATGGTGTAAGCATCTTGATATTAGCACCAAACTGTACTGGCATTGGTACCTTAAACTCTGCAGGTACGCCTAACGCTGTCATTGCAGTCTGTACTGCCTTGTAAACATACTTTGTTCCTGGGTAAATGAAGTATGGTTCACCCTGATCGTCGTGTTGAATCCAACCTGAATGTGTAATTCCCTCATAAGTAAGAGAAGCACGAGCAATTGACTCTGGGTTGTAGCGTACAACACGGTAAACACGGCGATAGAAGTCTTCAGTAGCACGATAGAAACGCGCAAAGTTGCGACCAGAGAATGCAAGTTGGCTTTGTACCAAAGGATTATCAACATATGCAAGAGTTTGTAATGCTGCACGCTCTTCGATAAGAGTTGCTAGTTCCTTTTGAGCACTTGCCTCTGCTTTGATAAGTGCCTTTTCATCTGTAATGCCACGCTTGTGAGCGGCAATGAAAGCATCTGTAAAGCCAGTCTTCTCAAACTCTTTACGAATCTTAATCATCTCTTGTAGAACCATAGGCTCACGTGAGAAACGAGCATTAGCATTACCTAACCAGTCCCAACCCCACTCCATCAAAGATGTTGTGTAGTTACCTGTATCAGATACAGCTACTAACTGTGGTCCAAGAATATATTGAGGTGCGTCTTCTACAGATGTTGGCAAGTCATCTAATGAAATTTGACCTGATATCTTGTATGAACCAGTCTCTGGATCGTACTTGCGAACCTTATCTAGTAAATTAAGATTGATAGTTGTTCCATCGTTCTTAACAAAGAGTTGTTTTGCTGCATCATAGATGCGCTGTGCGTGCTCTTGCTCGCTTACGCCACGTTCTTCTAAACGAAAAGACTTAACTAATTTTTTGTTGTCTGGGTCCATTAGCCAATCAAACAGTTTGCCAACTGCGATTTCTTCATTATCAAGATTGGCAACTGCAATGCCGCCCAATCTGTCATTGGAGTAATATCCAATACGCATAGCCCAAGCTACTTCAGATTCTGTACTAGCAAGTGGAGACATACGAGTCATACCACGTGAACCCTTAGCACGACTCATATTCTTTGGAAGGTTATATCCAAGTTCTTCTGTGCGTACTTTACTTCTGCGTTGGTAATTTAACGTACGAGTAAAGGCGTCAATACCTGTAAAGGAGTTCTTGCCACCTTCAACAACATCCATCAATGCATTATCTAAATCGCCGTGCTTAATCTGCATTGCAAGTGCTTCACGGTCTGCTTTAGTAAATTTACCTAGTCCAGTCTTTTCATAGAACCGAGACATCTTGCCTTCATTGAGTGCATTAGCCATAATCTCACGTATCTGGGCAATGTCACCATCTGCTGCTTGAATAGCAGCACCATAGGCCTTTGATTCTTTTTTATTGATAAAGCGCAATGCTCCACCTAGTGGGTTTGCTGCCTTTTGTTCAAACTTAGTTAATCCTTTTTCCATTTGTTGCGCTGTACGCAAGCGTGTTGAAAGCATACGACCTTTAACTAAACCAAATGGTGACTCACCAATAGCAAGGTGGACCATTAAATCTTCAGATGCGTTACGGATTGCATAACGTGGACCGGCAAGAGTAGCAAATGACCAAGCGCTAGTCATCTTATCTACCCAACCAGAATGTGCCACGCCTAGTAGGTTCTGAATTAAACCAGATCGTGCAGATGCACGGTCAATATCACGAACACTCAGGGTAGTTACGAAATCAGATGTGTCTGAAAGAATAAGAGCAACTTGCTCATTTGTTCCTGGCAACATAGCTGGGTTGTATTCAACACCATTTCTAATTTCAGTTAATGCAAACTGAGGTTCTGCCTTACCCTGCAATGCACGAGCAATTGGTTGACCTTCTTTAGTTACATTAAGACCACGGATGTCTGCAATGGTTGATTGTAGTCCGTAGAAGATTTCCTTCTTGAGTCCTACTTCAGCATCATCAAATGCTTGTGCCATTAACTTTGCATCATTACGTGGAAGTACTAAACGTGCATACTGATAAACTTTTTTAGCAGCATCGGCTGCAGTAACATCTAGTTGGTTGTTATCAAAGATTGGTACAAGTTCAAACTTGGCCTTGAAGCGATCAATACGGTATTGAATCTGCTCTGTTGAAAAACGAGCCATACCTTTAGCCTCATAATTAGGCTTGATCTTGCCAACAATAGCCTCGCGGTTATTTGTTACAGTCTCTCGGATGCCATCATCTGTTGCTGCGCCACCAAAGAATAGGTTGTCTACAAACTTAGAACCCATAAAGTCAATGTTAAATGTTTTGTTAGCGGTAGTAAGTGTTTTGATACGAGCTTGACGTAGTGGATCTAGGCGCGGAATCATCACACGCTTGCGACCAATTTGACCTAACATCATTTCTTTAACTTGATCTGCGTTCATAAAGAAAGCCTTAGCAGTGTTGGCATCTTTAATAGGTGTCTCAATGTTAACAAAAGATTTAATAACAGCATCACCAAACTCTGGTGCTGTAATTGCTAGTTGCTTTTTAGCTGCAACTCTTTCAGCAGTTGTAGTTGCTTCACGATACTTAGTAAGTTGCGCTCCGTAAGTATCCCAAAATGCTGCAACCTGTGGACGTGCAAAGACTTCTTCTACTTTATTTCCACCTACTACGACATCTAATGAGTAGCGTGAAATATCAACCATCTTCTTAGCCTTACCAAGACCAAGTAATGGATCTGCATAAACTCTATAAGCAGCATCTACTGCACCAGAGATGGTCTTGTACATAAAACCATTTTTAACTAAATCACCAGGTGTAAGTGCATCAATAGCATTAGCAACAGCACGTCCTGGAGAATACTTAGCAGCACTGACTGTATCTAGTGCATCATTCCAAAGAGTATCTTTGTTCTGCTGAACTGCAGCAGCGATTGCCTTTTCAGCATCGGTACCGGTAGCAAGGATGTCGCTAAGTTTGTCTCCCTTAGAAACACGCATAGCAACAGAGATACGATCTGCACCGTATTGACGCTTTGCAGTATCAATGCGGTTGGGACTAAATACATTGTCACCTTTATCACTTGCTATATCCCAAGCATTACCTGCACCAAATGGTGATACGCCTTGATCTATTGCAATAAGACCAGTACGTGCTACGCGAGTAGCAAGGTCTGATGCTTCTTGTGCCAAGGCAAATGCACCACCAAGTGTGTAGTGCCAAGCAGTTCCTAGCCAACCACGGTTGGCTTTCTTTGCTGGATCTTCATTGCCTGCAACTTTAAGAAGAGCTGCCTGTTGTGCAGGAGTCTTAGAGGCGTAAGCCTGCTGTGCAATGTTGGCTGGCAAATTAGAAAGTTCACGATGTGTAGCAAGAGTTTTAGATAGATCTTGCATCGCTTTCTTTTCTGCGGCAGTTAAACCTGCAGCAGAGGCAGCGGCGTTAAGATCGGCCAATTATTCACCTCGCGCTAATGCCTGTTGATACAAAATGGCAATTGATCCATCTGTGTCATACGGCAACATTTTGGCTAATATGTCAGAAGTCTTTGTAGTAGCTCCCTGCATCATTAACGCATTAGAACCTGGTCCTGGACCTATATCTATACCTGAAGTAACTGGTTCATTTGGGCGTTGTGTTGGTGCATATAATTCTGTTATTGGTCCCTGTGTTGCTGCCTCACGTACATCGCCTGCACGAGCAGGACGTGTATCTGGAGTCTTAGAAAGCGGAGCACCTGACTTAATAGCCTGCGTCTCAACGCCTTCACCGTATGCTGTGGAACCCATTTGCAAATTATCGGTACGTGTGGAGTACTTACCTGGGCCTGCTGGTCCAGCCAGTGGATTCATCATACTCACTGTTTGTCCTCCTCTAATTTTTCTAAATCGTTTGCCATATCTTCCCAAGCCTTATTGGTTTGGGTAATATGATTTGAATGGTAAATTGCTAATTCCATTAGTTCACCTGTTAGTGTTTCAACAGATGATGCTATGTTGTGTAGAAAGCCTACTCCTACAACAAGAAAATCAAGAAAGCGCACTGGACGAGGAACGTAATTATCATCTTTCATCGTCCAGTACACCTTCCATTAAAAACTATTATCCCTTTTTTGGTGCGCTTCCGCGCTTTCCTGCTGGAGTCATTCCGAAGAATACCTTGCCACCTGCTGGCTTAGAGGTATCTTTCTTGCCTTCAACTGGCTTTGAAACTGGCGCTGCTGCGCGAGATCCTTTGTTCATATTTACACCTCCTCTTATTATGCTGCGCCGGTGATACCAGCTAGTAGTTGGGCTATATCGGGTTTTTGACCAGCAGCAGGGGCCTGACCAGCTTGTTCTTGTGGAGGTTGCTGCGAGGCAGGAGCGGGGGCCGCACCTGCTGCTGGAAGTTGAGGTCCACCTGCCATCGCCATATCTGGCGCAGGTGGTGGTGGTTCTGGTGTAAATGCTTTTTCAATAACTGATTCTAATGACTGTCCCTTTTGACGACCTTGGATAACAGATGCGATACGTGAGATAATCTCACTAGGGTCTTGGCCTTGCGCTGCAAGGGCTGGGATTGCCTGAGCATACTGTGCAACAGCAACACGCAAAGAATCGCGCATCTCTTCAATATCAACACGTTGTTCCTCCTGCGTAACATTTAAGTCCATTGGTATCTCACGACGTACATAGTCACGAGATACGAGCTTGTCTGAACGCATTTGTAGTAAAGCAATAATGGCACGGTTAGGGTCCATACCAGACATAATTCCGTAACGTACATCTACGCCGTACTCACCCTTAATGTCACGAGATGGTGTGTATTTTAGAACGTAAGGTGTTCCATCATCTGTTCCCTTGATGGTCTTTGGAATACCACCAAATACTTTCTCGTCTGCTTCAAAGCATACTGAGATAAGTTCTTGGAACATACGAGCAAACTGTGCTTGTGCTGCCTTAATCTGTGTATCAAAGCCTGCTTGTAGGGCTTGTACACCGCGACCAGTAACAACTGATGCGTCAATGTTACCTGAACGAGATTCAGGATAACGAGCACCAAGGCGTAGTTCACGCTCTAATACACCTGATTCTTGGAAGACTCCAGGTGGTAGTTCCAATGGAACACGGCGAATACCTTGTGGATTGGCAGAGCGCATAATGGAATCTGGTCCAAGTGCCAACTCTTGCACATCTTGTGGGATAGCAATAGGTGCTTGGATAGATTTTTCTGCTGCTTGAATTTGTAGGATTGCAAAGCGAGCACGGGCAAGTTGTACGGATAGAACATCATCAAACTGTCCACGTGCTTCACCATCTAGGGAGGCACGCATTACAACAGATGCCATAGCTTTACCTAGGATGTTAGGTGTGCGTGATAAGACTAAGTTCTTGCGCTCTGGTAAGTAGAGCAAGTCTTGGTCCTTGTCGTGATACTTGACCATTGAGATATAAGGAGAAGAAAGGCCATACTGGTTTCGACCTAAGATTAAATCGTAGAACTCTGGGTACTGCGCTCCTAGCGTCTCTGCATCGGTAACGATGACTTGAGTAACAGATAAGACGCGACCATAACGATCTAACTCTGGGTAGGTACCAAATGGGTTGAGCATACGGATACGTGGATTGTTGTCATCGTAATCCATCTCAACCATACCAATACCAAGACCATAGGTATTATACCAGTCTGCGCCTGTGTACATCTGCAGTTGTAGGTCAGAGTTTGTTACATAAAAGTTTGCAATACGAGTTCTAGTATCTGCAGCTTTTCGTGCTGCATCTGAAACCATATTGGTTGCTGAGCAGTTAAAGGATGGCAACGGTGCCATTGCTTCTGCTAAGTCACGTGCTGCGACGTCAATGAAGTTTGCAACCAGAGGCTTTGGGTACTCCTCTGAAAACATTGCTGGGTATACCTTAGAGATATCACCCTGACGCACCGAGAGCACATCACGCATACGTTGATCTCGCGCTGATGAGCGCGTACGTAAGCGTGCTAGCTTAGCGTCAACTTCTTTGACTGATAACAATGGGGGTCCTTAACCGTCGTAGCGTTCTGGGTTCTTTAGGTAACGAGCCTTTTGTGCAGGTGTCATCTTAGATGGAGAAATTTTGTCTGGCATTACTTGCACCTTCTTTTTAACAGGTGCCTTTACAGTTGTCTTAGGCTTTGCTGGTCCTTTAGGTTGAATGTTTTTAATTTGTTCTTTTGTTGGTCTTCCACCAGGCTTCTTCATTTGTGCCATTGTATCTCCTTAGATGAACGTGCGGTCTTTCTCTGCGAGCAGTTCATCTATGTTGATAACTGTTCGTTTGCCTAGCTCTTGGCGAGATAGGAAAGGGTTTTTCATATGGTGGGTCTTGTGCATACCTTGGTTGAGCATCTCACGTGCTCTAATCTCACAGAACCACAGAGCCATCACCATATCGGTCTTGCCTTTAGTAGTTGGCGACCACGTAATCAATTGCTCAATGAGCGCCTTAACGTTTTCAGTTTGATCTGAAGGTAAGTGAATAAGGTTATCGCGGTGGTGCTTGCCATCAAATTGCTTGGTGCCAAACAAAGTTGACATTGATGCAACTCCAAAGCCGGAGTCCCACTTGTTGGTTCCAGTATGGTGTTCCCGCAGTAGCACTCCTCGGCTAGCCAAGTTTGCACGGATACCTTCATCCTGAGTTAAGAAAGATTGAAATGCATTCTTCTCTACAATCCACTCACTAGGTGAGTAGAGGGTAGTCCAGTCAAAGATTAGCTGACGGATTGCAGCAGGCGTTGGCCTAGTAATTTTAATAGCATCAACGATATAGCGTTTATGTGTAGCCCTATCAACAGCGTAACAAACGACGGCTGTATCACCAACCATAGCGGGATCAAGACCACAAATAAAAGAAAAGCCGTTGACATCACGCGGATGGCCTGGGTTACCAGGAACCAAGCGACCTGCTTTACGCATACCATCTATGGAGCCTCGCACACATACTGGGTCAAAGATGGCATCATCTGAGATATCTTGTTGTTGATAAACCAAAGCCCAAGTGCTTGCATCCATAGCTTGGCGTTCGTTGTAAAGGTTGCGACCATTCCATCTAGGATAGAGGCCGTCTTCATCTTTATCAGATTCCATCTGGCCATCAAAGGGGGCATCACTAGCAGGCCAAAGGGTTTCCCACTTGTCGGGGTCATTGTCTGTAGAAAGCAGAGCCGGCATTGCAAGGTAAGTCCAAGGGACAAGGCCACCTGGGTAGCGGTCTTCGGAGCGTAGCTCCTTGTATAAATCTACAGCAGAGACTCGCGTACCAATAATAATCAATTTACCAGTAGGGTTCAAACGAGAGCGCACATCCTGGGTAAGCCATCTAATCTGTTTCTCAAACTCATTGGCGTTTTTCAAGGTTACTGCGTCATCTACAATAATCATATCTGCACGCTTGCCGTAGATCTGACCGCCAATACCAACGGCTTCGATGTTCGGGTCCTTTTCAGATGACTCACGTAGCTCATCACCAAAGGTGACACGGGTAGCTTGCCACGAGGCTGACTTAGAGTTAAACCCTACGCCAGCAGCGTAAGCCTGTTGGAGTGCTTCATAATTTGGATGAGTCAGGCGTTGCTTGATGGCGTAGAGAAAGTCTGCAGCTAACTGCTGCGTCTGAGATACGATGAGTACTCTAAAGTTAGGGTTCTGACACACCTGCCAAGTGACGTAATCAATGGTCACAGTCATAGACTTGGCGTGATTCGGCGGAATATTAAGAAGGATTCTGTTATTAGCCAGACCCTTTTCAAACTTCATACTAGGATGTAGCCAGCCAGGTTCTCTACCTTCGATTACATCTATCAGGTTCTGTTGGTGTGGGAAAGTGCGGGAGTGTAGGTACTTCTGGCGAAAGTCGGTAAAGCTCAGGTCGTGTACATCAGATGCTGCAAAGGACTTGTCCTTTAGACCAAGGCGTGTTCTATCAACCTTGTCTGTAAAGATCTTGTCAGTTCTGCGATAGTACTCGTAGGTCTTCATTGATTTGCCGGCGGAGGTACAGGCGGCGTCAATGGTCATACCTTCAGCTACACAGCCAAGGATAATTCTCTTGGCTATGTCTGCGCTGTTGTCAGCCACGTGATCTCCTAAAATTATGGGGGACGGGCCGGAATCGGATTACATCATTACTAGTCTTGGTAGGTTTTTAATAGAACTATCCCCACTAAAATACTAGGCAGTTCGGGCTTAGCGCCCGAGGGAGCCACAGCGAACTGAGGGGTAAGACTTAACTCGGCCTAGGGGCCTCGCTAGAGGCCATACCGCATCTGCTCAGGGCTTTTCCTATTAAAACCCCTTACTATGTATAAGGCAGGAAATTTAACGCATTTCCCGTTTTAGGAATGTGAGTTGTATCACACCTACTATAACCGCAGGTCAGAGCTATATTATGGGATCTCACTTTAGGAAATATATTTTGTTGGGGAGTACACGGACCACCGCGCCACAATTCAACAAGGGGGGGTCACCGTTACGGCCAGACCCTAACCGTATGGCTAAGGGTTAGACACTTACGGCCTAGATGTCTAGGGTGTTAGTGAAGAGATAGGGGCGCACTACCTACCCGGCACCCCTAAC